CATTGAGACGGGAGAGCAGTATTACGACATACTTGCTTGCATTGGCTGGCCTACGGAAGTCAGCGACAAGGACGAGGGCAGGCCCGGATACCTGGGAATTGTCGGTGTGATTAAAGATGATCAGCCGATTGAAGAACCGATATTCAGATTACTGGCTGAAGCGGAGAGCCGGAACATTCCAACATTACTAATCACGATGTTGGCTATGCGGACGCGCTACGGATACGGACAACACCCGACGTTATTAACAACCTGGTGGGGCGATCAGGACAGATTTATTTCTACACTGGCAAGATTCAACGAAAAGCACAGAGGCAAGGAATTGATGATAGCGCCGCCGGTTGATTTTCAATTACCTACAAGATTTGATGATTACGCACGATCAATGCAATCCACGATTAGTAAGGATATTGAGGTTAAGCGGTTCAAGTTTTCAGGACTGGATATTTTAAAGAACCGATTGAGAGAGTTTAAGCGAGACGAACCGGCAGTTATGGCGGTGGGTGGCTTAGTGCACACGCTATTGCTTTCTCACAACTGGATGGACCAAACACAAGAAAACGTATTCACAGTGGAGGAGGGAGTATGATTGAGGTATTGGCGGCAGTTGGATTTGGTGTTTTATTGGCAATTATGAGCGTGTTGGTTGGTGGATGGCTGGTATTCAAGACAAAGAACGCTCAATACGGAGAGGGATTCCTAACCGGTGTACCGAAGGGCGAAGTCTTTTCTATGAAGGACGACCTGGACACGCTCGACGAACCAACGCCGGAGAAAACAATCATGGACAGAACGAATGAATTTTTAAGGCAGTTAGGAGGATAAGATGGAAGGAATTAAAATTAAATGCCCGAATTGCAGGGAGATATGTTTTGAAACTACAGATAAGTTCAGGCCGGATGTGACAGTCAACGGTTCGATGGTAAGGACACTGCCTCGAATCACATGGCACATTGACTGGCTATGTTCCGATGTGACGCCTGCGGCGCAAATGACGTGCCCGATGTGCGACGTGGGACAGCTCGCGCCAAGCGGACGGTTGCTGTTGGTAGATCCGCCGCCGTTTAAGGAGCCGGAAATTCCACAGGTAGAAACACCAGCACCCGTGGAAGAAGTCAAGCCAGAGGCCAAGACAGAGGCTCCGAACCCGCTTATCTGCGACGTTTGCGGCAAGGAATGCAAGAATCAACTGGGATTAAACAGTCATAAGAGGAGCCATAAAAAATGATTAAAATCGTCTATACACCCGTTGGAATCGTTATCGGAGAGAAGGTCAACGCCGAAATGGGACTGTTGGCCCTCAAGGAACCGCGGCTGATGAATATGGTCAAAAATGAAAACGGATCAGTTAAGATCAGCCTTATCCCATTGCTGGGCAATCCGAAGGGTTTCGAGATTGAACGCGGTTCTATGGCTTACGATTGCAATGAGGAAGGGATATTGAACGCATACAAGGAGAGCGTGACTGGATTGACGCTGGTAAATAATCCGATTTTAAATAGCGAGGGAAAAACAATTAACTAACAATTAACGGGCGTTCTGGCGCTGATCACGTCAGAAACTCATTAGAGAACAAAATTACGGCACAGTAGGCAGCCTACGCTTACTTGTGCCGTTTTTTGTTGCCCAAAAGGGGAAATACGATGGATTGGAATTTATCGAAACTGCCACCGAAGGGACACCCGGAAACAGGGCAATTCGCCATGAGCCTGTTCGATGCGGCAAGACTGGAAAAAGAAAGACTGGGAAAGCCGAGAGACTTTTTAAATAATTTCGCTTTATACAAGGGCAAACAGCCGGAAGCGTTATCGGGAAGAATCGGCTACACCCGGCAATCCAAAGTATCCACGCCTATTAATCTCTATTTTGCGAATGTTGAGCGTACCGTCAGCAACATCACTGCGAGGAATCCAGTCGGGGAAGTGGTTGATCTCGACGGCAAGAACGAAATAGAACAGGAAGTCGGCATCTCAGCAGAGAACGTCCTGTCTATGGTCATTAAAAAGTGGTGGAAGGAAACCAATCAGCAGGCGAAAACACGCTCATCAGCGCGTCAGATGGAAATCTACGGCATTACTCCGGAGCGGCCGTACTGGGATAAAGACAAAGACCGGCCGGACATTCAGCCAACAGATCCATATTGCGTATTCCCAGCACCTGGAAACTGGGACAATATAGCAGAGGAAGCGCCGTATGTGTGCTTTGCTTACGTCGGTTATGTTTCGCTCATTGAAAGTTTTTACGGCGTTAAGGATATCGCAAAAGATGACGCCTATGATCTCTTAGGACTCGTTAGAGAGAAATACAAGGGCGAAGGATATGGCAATCAGGACAGGATCGGCAACTACTCCGATCCTATGACAATCAAGCAAGCCGGCGAAGCGGAAACAAAATCGCTAGAGCGCTGCCTTGTAATTGAGCTATGGATTAGGGATACTAGCACCAAGACAGAAAAGATCACCAACCCGATTATCAATGACGGTATTCCGGCGATAGATCCACTTACAGGGCAACAGTTATTCGAGGAAATAACAAGCACCGTGCCCGTTTATAGAGATGGTATCCGAAAGATCACCATTACTAAAACCAAAGATCCGAAGATCAAGGGCGGAATTGTCGTTCTGGATGATTCCGAAAATCCTAATCTGAACCCGGCGCTGCCCGATGAACAGGCAAAAACAACGTACCCCTGGGGCAAACTGCCAATATTCTACGCCAACAGCTATAGAGATGGTGTTTCGATATGGGGATTTGCCGCGGCGGAACAAGTCGGCGACCTGATGAAAAAGATCAACCTGATTTTCTCTAAACTCATTGCGTACGTTATAAATGTCATGACGCCGCCGCTGATCGTTCAGCGAAACTGCGGGATCACCAAAGAGATGATCGAATCTTCAATAACCAAATCCGGCAGATTAATCCTCATGCCGTCAATACCCAATGCAAGAATTGAGTTTATGCAGATACCGGACCTGCCGCAAACCTTCTTTATGGTTCTGGACTTAATCGTTAAATTCTTCGACAGGGTTTATCAGATCGAGGACGCCGATAGAGGGCAAGCGCCAAAAGGAATTATCGCCGCCAGCGCCATTGTCGCGCTTCAGGAACGCAATCAGATGCTCATGCAGACCAAAGTAGTCGCGATTGACTACCTGGTGGAAGAAAGAACCAAGTGGGCCATAGGATTGTATCAGAACTTCGGGACACGGCCAGACACGGTGAACGTCGGCGATCAGCCTGTGCCTTTCAGCGGCACAGAGTACGCCGGCCGCAAATTTAATTACGTTGTAGAATCCGGAAGCACGACGCCAAGAACCTCATTACAGACGCAGGAACTCGCCTTTCAGTTGAGACAAACGGGAAATATCAGCCAGCGCGGATTGCTGGAAGCGATTAATTGGCCAAACTATAAAGAGGAATTGGAGCGCACAGCGGAAAGCCAACTTGATCAGGCATTGCAAATATTGATTGACGCTGGCCTCCCGGAGGAACAGGCGGTTCAGTTAAGAGATTATCTCATATCATCGTCCATCCAGACACAACAGAATCAGCAAGCTAAGATGCAGTCGCAACCGAAACCGGGAACGCCGAGAGCGCAGCAGGGGCAGGTGATGTAAATGGAACGAATCATATCGAAACCATCGAATAAAAAATACCGGGATCGCTTTGACAAAGTATTCAGGAAGAAAAAGAAAGAGCGCAAGACGCCTGTTTACGCCAACAACGATCCGCATTTTGGAGGATAACCATGCCCATATACGAATTTCAATGTCGTTGTGGCAAGGTCCACGACAAATTTCACAAAGTAACGCGGATACCCAAAACTTCACGCTGTTCATGCGGCTGGTTGGCAAAGCGTGTCATAGCTTCATCCGGGGCGATCCAGTGTGATAGTGTTAATGATGTGAGCTGGTTGCCTTCAGCCTGCATGACTTTGCAGAAGCACGGGGAACCGCCGTTACAATCTAGGGGCGAATATAAAAGATACCTCAAGGAGAATAATCTTGCCTGCAAAGGATAAGGAAAAAATCGACGAAATAAAATTGTCGATAGAGGACAAAATAAATAACTTAGTTTTGAAAAAGACTTCTGGTAAAGTGCTAATTACAATAGAGGCCCACTTCACACAGGGCTTTATTGGCGCGGCCTTTATCGAGAACAACTTGAGAACAACGAGGGAAAAGATATTTTAATGTAACATAGCGGAAGCTACTGAACTTAATGAGTGATCAATAGCCCGATTTTCACCTTAACCGGTGGGAGTCGGGCTTTTTGTTTTTCGGACAACCAGTCGCAACGGGCCTGCAAGGGACAACCCGAAATAAAAACTGGCCGAGATAGGAGAGCAACATGGAACAAAATGAAGTGAATGATGGAATTGCAAGAGATGAGAACGGTTTCATACCCGGAACTACTTACAAAAATGTTCAGGACTTGATAAAGGGTCACAGCGAACTGAAAAGCAAGTTTGACGCGCAGGGGAACGAGATAGGCCAGCTTAGAGGGCAGGCACAAACCCTGGCGGAAACCCTGAAAGAAACTCTCACCAAAGGCAAAGAAGCGCCGAAGCAGGCGGGGCCGGATTACGACAAGGAATTAATGACAGCGCAGGCCGAACTTAAAAAACTCGATCCCATGTCGGACGATTTCACGGAAAAACAGGCAGACCTGATTTCCAGAATTACCGATATGAAAGCTGCTAAAGTCAAGGATTCGGTACTCAAGACCGCCGGCGAACTGTTCCAAAAGGAATTGCAGAGCCGCGACGCAAAGATGTCGCAAAAACAATTCCTGGATGAAAACCCTACATTCAACACGCCGGAAATGCAGGCGAGGATTCAGGATTTCCTGATCAAAGACAAGACAGGTATGCACGACAATATGTCGGCGTATTTCGCGTTACAAGCGCAGGATGTTGCCACGGAACGGGAACAGATCGCCAAAGAGAACGAGGAAATGCGGAAAGCGCTCAATCTTCAGAAAGGGAAGGATTCCACAGGGAAGGTGATCGTCAAGGGCCAAAGCCCTGGACAGACCACAAACTTTAAAAAAGCAACAGGCAAGGATCTCGACGCCGGAATGATGGAAGCACTTATGAAAGCCCGTGGCGAAGTCTAAGCCTTTAATATGAAAGGATAATATCATGTCTTTAATTAATCAGCTTAATGCAACAACCGAATATTATTGGATGAACATCGAACCGGTGGACATCCTCAACAAAGCCTCTGCTCTGTTGTGGAAACTCATGGGCAACGCCATTGTCCGTGACAACTGGGAAGTCAAGCCGCACGAAATCATTGACGGCGGGAAAATGATCAAAGTTCCCCTGGAATACGCGAACAGCAATTCTGGCGCTTACGGCGCAACCACCGTTATCAATCAGAGCAAAGTGGATATTCTGGATGCCGCCCGTTTCAGATGGGCCGGTATTTACGGAAGCAACACCCTGAACCTGGATGATCTGACACAGAACACCGGATCAGAGGCGATTATCGACCTCACCAAGCAGTATATGAAGTCAATCATCAAAGCGGCCCGTGTCAAGATGGCCGCGGATGTTATCGCCGCGGCAACAACTTCCTATTCGATCAACGGACTGGAAGATCTGTTCAACACCACCACATCGACCGAATACGGCAGCATCGCCGAAGATGAAATGGCCAACTGGAAAGCAAACGTCATTACCACGGCGGAAAGCATTTCCTTTGAAGTCATGCAGAAAATCTTCAGAACCCCTGATATGGGCGATTTTGAAGGCGCATTGCCGAACTTCATCGTGACCACTTCCTTATTGAAGGACGGTTACGAGCGTTCACTTCATCCCCAGCAGAGATACATGGACACCAAGATGGTTGAAGCCGGATGGCAGAACATCATGCACAAAGGCGCTCCTATCGTGAGCGACGGCGGCGTGACCACGGGCTATCTGTACGCCTTGAATCTCAATTATCTCAGCCTGCGCTCACACAAGGACTACAACTTCACCGCTCCCAAGTGGGTAACGAAAGAAGTTTTGGGACAGCCGGACACCATCACCGCGGATACGAGATGGAGAGGCAATCTGCTTTGCTCGAACCGCAAGGCGCACGTCAAACATACAAATT